GGCGGCACCGCGGGCGGCGGCGGCGGGCCGAATACCTACAACGAGTCAGTAGAAGCCTCCGCGTTAGCGAAAGACTCGGTAGACGCCAAGCAAGCCATGGTGGCCTCCGATACGGCCTCCGCGCTGGCGCAAGACGCACTGGCAACAAAACAGGCCATGCTCGCCAGCCTGAGCGAGCAGGGCCTTGCGCAGGACGCGGTAGCAGCAAAGCAGGCGATGATCGCCAGCCTCTCTGAAGGCGGGCAAGCAGCGGAAGCGCTGGCCACAGCGCAAATCATGCTGGCCTCTCTCTCGGAGAGCGCGCCAGTGCAAGACAGCGCAATTGGCCTCCTGCAGATGCCGGTCAGCCTGTCCGAGCAGGTGCTGGCAGACGTTCTCTTCGATGCGGAACTGCTCCGGCCGGGTGGCGGCGGCAACGTCTACAACGAAAGCATTGTGGAGGGCGCGACCGCTCGCGACTCCGTAGAGGCGACGCAGGCGATGGGCGCCGGAGTGGAAGCGAAGATCGGCAGCGCGGCTGCCAATGTAAGCAACATCTTCATCTTCGACGACTAGGGAGGAGCTTTGGCCGACGCAACTCCGGCTCCGAGATTTTCGGAGCCGACGATGGTGGGGGTGCACAACTCGGACCTCGCGAAGAGCACCTTGCGCATTCTCGAAGGCGGCAGCTGGAAGAAGCAGGATACCGTCATCCTCATTCCCAGCGGCAAGACGGTGCCGGCCAAGGCAGCCTTCTCATGGATGGCGCTAATGACGCCGCCCAACCAGAGTTGCCCGAAGTTACCGACGGACGTGTTCGGCATCATCGGCGTGGAAGTCGGAGAAGCCTACTCGCGGGCAATCGAGATCATTCTCGCCCACCCGCACTTGAGCACGCACAAGTACATCCTGACGCTGGAACACGACAACGTGCCTCCACCGGATGGCCTGCTCAAACTGCTTGCCCGCATGGAAGCACATCCCGAGTTTGCCTGCATCGGCGGGCTCTACTGGACGAAGGGACCCGGAGGAGCCCCCCAAATCTGGGGAGACAAGAAAGACCCGGTGATGAACTTCCGCCCGCAGCCGCCAGATCCGAATGGCGGGCTGGTGGAGTGCTGGGGAACGGGCATGGGCTTCAATCTGTGGCGCATGGATATGTCCCGCGACGCGCGCCTGCCGCGGCCGCTGTTCAAGACGAAATGCAGCATCGAGGAAGGCGTCGGAACCCAGGATTTGGCCGCGTGGACAGAGTTGCAAAAGCTCGGCTATAGGTGCGCAATTGATTGCTCCGTCCTTGTGGGTCACTACGATCTGGGTCAAGATATTTGCTGGTGAGTCATTACAATACAGACATGGCAATGACCAACGCGGACAAATCCGCTCAGTATCGCGCCAAGGATGTTGAGGCGTCGATCGATGCTTACCTGAAATGACCTGCTCCATCTGCAAGAAGCCGAAGCGCCTGCGACAGCATAAGCGGGGGCCGCTCTGTTCCCGCTGCATCGCGAATCTGGACGTGCTGACGAATTGGTACGCGCCCAATCGGGCACACATCGTGGCCTACCTGGGGAGGATGCCATAGCAACGATCGAGGAGTTGGAAGCGCAGCTTGCCGCTCTGAAAGCCGCACAGCAGGTCCCGCAAGGAGTGCTCAAGCTGGACCTCGGGTGCGGCACGAAAAAGCAGCCGGGCTTTGTCGGCGTGGACGCCAAGCCGTTCCCCGGAGTGGATCACGTCTTTGATGTGGGCCGCGATGTCTGGCCCTTCGCGGACAACTCCGTGGATGAGGCGTTCTCCTCGCACTCATTGGAGCACGTACCGGCAAAGGAAGTGGACTGGGAGTTGACGCCGCTCGTGCCGCCGGGAATCAAGAAGGTGGTCCGCTGGCCGCGCGCGCACTTCTTCAACGAGCTCTATCGGGTGCTCAAGCCCGGCGCCAAGGCGACGATCATTACCCCACACTGGAACTCCTGCCGGGCCTACGGAGACATTACCCACGAGTGGCCCCCTGTCTCTGAGTTCTTCTGGCTCTACCTCGATAAGCAATGGCGCTCCGTCAACGCGCCTCATGATGACATGTACTCCTGTGACTTCACCTCCGGATATGGGCACAGCCTTCACGCCGCACTCGTGGGCAGAAATCAGGAATTCGTCGCCGAGAAGCTGACGTGGGCAAAGGAAGCAGCGCAGGACATGCACGCGACGCTCGTGGCGAGGAAGTGAAGCACGTTGTCCGGATTCCGTACGACTTTACGCCAAGGGTCTATCAGGAGCGCTACATGCGCTTCTACGACGGCGGCGGCAAGCGGGGGATCTGGATCTGGCCTCGTCGCAACGGCAAGGATCTGACGGCAGCAAATCAGACAGCAAAGATGGCCCTGCAGCGCGTCGCGAACTACTGGCACGGCTTTCCCACAACCGAGCAGGGCCGCAAAGCCCTATGGGACAACATCCGCAAGGACGGCAAGCGCACGCTGGATACCGTGTTCCCGGGCTTCAGCAATCCGAAAGCTCCGGGGAGTATCGTCAAGAGCAAGAACGAACAGGAAATGGAAGTGGTCCTGTGTAACGGCTCTCAGTGGCGCATCGTCGGGACCGACAAGGTGGAGAATACGGGCGCTGGCCCCGCCGGGCTGGTGCTCTCTGAGTTTGCCCAGATGCGGCCGACGGCATGGGACTACCTGCGGCCGATGTTGAGAGAAACGGGCGGGTGGGCGAGCTTCATTACCACGCCACGCGGCAACAACCACGCGAAAGAGCTTTTCGATAAGGCGCAAGAAACAGAAGGCTGGGCGTGGGACATCCAGACGGTTGAGACGACCAACCTGCAGTACGAGTCGGACCGCTATCCGGGAAAGATGCTCACCTGGCAGGAGATGGTGCAGGAGGAGCGCGAGTCCGGAATGCACGATGCGCTCATCCGGCAGGAATACTTCTGCGACTGGTCGGCGGCCAACATCGGATCAGTCTTTGGGGATCTTGTCGAAAGGCTGGAGAAGGCCGGTCGCGTTTTAGCTTTCCCGCATGCGACGGACGGCGTGTACACGTCTTGGGATCTGGGTATCTCGGACGCGACGGCGATCTGGTTCTGGCGCATCAACCCGGAGCGCTGCATCGATGTGATCGACTACTACGAATACACCGGCCACGACATCCGCCACGGCATCAACGTGGTTCGGGGCAAGCCATATTCGTACTCCCAGCACTACCTGCCGCACGACGCCAGACAGCGGACAGCGGCAACCGAGGTGTCTGTAGTGCAGCGCTGCGTGGAGGCCTTTGGGTTCGACAAGGTGGGCATGACGCCGGACACAAAGGTGCATGACAGCATCGAGGCGGGTCGCTGGCTGCTCTAACAGCCGATGCGGATTCATACGAGATGCAAAGACGGCCTGAAGGTCTTGCGCGAATACCATTTCAAGTGGGACGCGGAGAAAAAGGTATTCAGCAAGACGCCGGATCATGACTGGGCCTCTCATGGAGCGGACGCGTTCCGTTACATGGCCAGCGTGTTCAGGATGACGGAAGCCTTCAGCCGTGTCCGCAGGGAAGACGAAGCGCCGATGATCCGCCCCGCCACCCTGAATGACCAGTGGGAAGCACTGGAGCGCGAGCGCTCGCAGATGGATCGGAGGATCTAATTGGCCGACAACATCGAGCGGGCAAGTCAGTATCCAGATACCCCGGAGGGCTGGGCACAGCGCTGGGAAGTGGAACTCGCCGCCGCCGACGAGGAAGTAGAGAAGTGGCACAATCAGGGCAAGAAGGTGGAGAAGCGCTATCTCGATGAGCGCGACAACGACATCGGGTCTACCTCGCGCCTCAATCTCTTTCATGGGGATGTGGAGACACGAAAGGCCCTCATCTACGGCAATCCGCCGCAAGGCAGATGCAGAAGGCGCTTCGCCGATGCGATGGACGACGAGGCGCGCGTCTCGGCGGAAATGCTGGAACGGCTCCTCAATGCGGACATCGAGCGCGACGAGGACAACTTCGCCCTCTCGCTGGAGATGGCCAGAGATGATCGGTTGCTGCCGGGCCTCGGAGTCAATCGCTACCGCTACACGGTGGAAGGGGAAAACCCGACCCCCGCGCAGCAAGAGAGGACCGATCCGGTCACCGGCGCGGTAGCACCCGCCGTTCCTGAGCGGCCACAGAAGGCAGACGAGGACGTGGAGTCGGATTACGTTCACTGGCAGGACTTCCGTTGGTCCCCCTCGCGCACATGGGATGAGGTCCGGTGGGTAGCGTTCAAGGCGTGCATGAGCCGCGACGCCCTGCACAAGCGCTTCGATGACACCCTCGGCAAGGATCGCGTCGAGTCGATTCCGCTCACCAGCAAGAAGAAGAATCAGGACGACGCAGACAAGAAGGCAGATCCATGGTCGCGAGCGGAAGTCTGGGAAGTCTGGTCCAAGGAACAGCGGGAAGTCTTCTGGGTGGTGCGCGGCTTCGATGTTGTGCTGGACCGGCAACCCGATCCGCTGGGCCTTGCGCGCTTCTTTCCCTGCCAGCGCCCCATGTTCGCCAATGCGACGAACAGCAAGCTTCTCCCGCGGCCGGACTTCGTTCTGGCGCAAGACCTCTACAACGAGATCGACCGGCTGACGACGCGCATCGGCCTGCTCGAAGACGCCGTGAAGGTCGTTGGCTTCTACAACGGCGAGCCGGACATCGCGCGCGCCATGCAGGGCAAAGAGAACACGATGGTCCCGGTGAAGAACTGGGCCATGTTCGCGGAAAAGGGCGGGGCCAAGGGGGCCGTAGACTGGTTCCCGCTGGAGATGGTGGTCAACGCCCTTGGGGTGTTGGGCGAGAAGCGGCTGGAGAAGATCCAGCTCCTGCATCAAGTGACCGGCATGTCGGACGCCATGCGCGGCGAGGGCGCATCGAACGTGACCGCCACCCAGCGGCGCATCGAAGCGCGCGCGGCTGGCACCCGGACGAGGGCGGCGCAGGCAGAATTCGCGCGGTTCGCAACGGACGGCCTGAAGATCAGAGCGGAGATCATCGCCAAGCACTTCGACGAGCAGACGATCATCACCCGCTCAAACATCCTGCGCACCAAAGACGCGGAGCTGGCGCCGCGGGCAGCGCAACTGATCAAGCAGGACGTGGCCCAGTACAGAATCGAGATCAGCACCGATACGCTGGCGCAGACGGACTACGAGGCGATCCAGGGCGAGTCGATGCAGTTCATGCAGGCTCTGACTACCGGACTGCAACAGATCGTCGAGATCGCGCCGGTCGCGCCGATGGCGGTTCCCGAGCTGCTCCAACTCATGCAGGCGGGCCTCGCTGGCTTCCGGGCAGCGCAGAGGATGGAAGGCATCTTCGATACATTGGTGGCCAAGGCGCAGCAGGCCGCAGAAGCAGCGCAAGCGCAACCGCCGCAGGCAGATCCGAAGCTGGAAGCGGAAAAGGTCAAGGCAGGCGCCGAGCAGTTCAGGGCGCAGGCGGATGTGCAGAAAACGCAGATGGACATGCGGGCGGCGCAGGCGCAGCACCAGATGGACATGCAGAAGATGGCCGCGCAGGTGCAGGCGAATCAGATCGACGCAGCAACGAGAGTCGCGGAGGCACAGGCGAAGCCGAAAGAGGAGGCGCCAGTATGAGCACCGGGGCTGACAACAAGACGATGCCGGCCAGCGCCGAATACCGGGAAGGCTACGACCGGATCTTCGGCAAGGACCGCAAGGTGGTCCGCGGCTTCTTCATCTGGGACGACGCCAAGCAGGAATTCGTTCCGGCCAATGAATACAGGACCCCCGAGACACAGAGGGCGCTGGACGCGCCGATCATGGTGGACCGCTTCTACGAAGGCACAAAGTCCCCGATCGACGGAGCGGACATCGGCACCCGGCAGAAGTACCGGGAGCACATGAAGAAGCACGACGTAACGCACTTCTCCGACTTCACCAACGAGTGGGCGAAGGCGGAAGAGAAGCGGGAGCGCTACCGCAGGGGCGAGGGAATGAAAATCAAGGGCCTGCGCGAGGCGATCGAGCGCAAGTTTTACGAGATCCAGAAACCCTAGGAGACTATGGCAGACCTGAGAGAGACGCTTTCGCAAGCATACGACACGATCGAAGCCGGCGAGGCCCCGGCAGCGCCCGTAGAAGCCCCTGCGGCCGCGCCCGCTCCGGTTGAGTCTGCGGCCCCGGCTGCGCCGGAAACGCCGTCAGAAGGGCGCGTTCGCGACGAGAAGGGCCGTTTTGCCCCATCTGAAGCAAAGCCCGATGCGGCGGTACGTGGGAACTCCCCCGCAAGACCGACCAGCACGGGGGCGCAGGAGGGCGTTCCGGGTGCGACCGCTTCACCTCCCCAAGCGGCCCCGGCGCCTCCTGCGCCAGTTCTCCCAGAACTGAAGCCTCCGGCAGACTGGAGAGCGGAGGCGAGAGCGGAATGGCAGAAGCTGCCTCGCATCGCGCAGGAAGAGGCCCTGCGTCTTCATGTGGAGACGAAAAAGGGCCTGCAGGATCTGGCGGAAGCCCGGAAAGCCTCGCAGGAGTGGGCGCAGGCCGTCCAGGGCTACGAACCGCTATTTCGCGCTGCGGGGGCATCTCCGCAGCAGGTCGTCGGCAGCCTCCTGCGCACAGCCTATGTGCTGCAGACTGGGCACCCGCAAGCTCGCGCGCAGGCGGCAGCGAACATCATCCGCACTTACGTGGGCACCGACGAGGCGTCTTTGCGCGCCCTCGCGGCGGAGCTGGACGGCCAGCCCGCCCAGCCGGTGCAGCCAGCCCCCCAACTCGGGCCGCAGGACTTCGATCGCTGGTATGAAGAGCGTCGGCAGAAGGACTTGAATGATGCGGCCGTGAAGGTCTGGCGCGAGTTCGAGGCGAGCCAGCCGGAGCACCTTGATCGGGTGCGCAAGGAATTGGCAAAGTCAATGGAATGGTGGGCCTCCGAGCATCGGGGAGAGCAGCCCACCATGGAGACGTTCAAACAGGCATATGAGGAAGCTTGCCTTGTGAATAAAGATGTGCGCACTATTGAATTGCAGAAGGAAGCCGCCAAGGCAGCCGCGAACGCGCAAGCGTCGACGCAGAAAGCCAAGGCAGCCGCCTCCAGCGTGAAGTCGCAGCCCGCTGCCGCTCCGGCGGTAGCACCGAAGGGCCTGCGCAACGTGCTGGAAGCAAAGTACGACGAACTGGCAGCACAGTGAGAGCCGTTCGGCCGACTCACTGACGAGAAGAGAGCCCCAGCGATCGGGGCGTGGCGAACCGGGTGGTCCGGTTGACGCACGAAGCATCGCCTAATCGTTTTCGTCAGTAAAGGAGGGCCATGCAATGGCTTTCGCAAACAGCAACGTGACGGATCTCATCGCCGCCGGCATCGATAGCCGTACCGGCGAATTCGCGGACAACGTGCTTTCCAACAACCCTGTCTTCGCCCAACTGAAGGCGAAGGGCAGGGTAAAGACCGCCTCCGGCGGCGTGCAGATCATGGAGGAGTTGTCGTTTACCACCAACCCCAACGGCGGGGCCTACGAGGGATACGACGCTCTGCCGATGGCTCCTTCCGAGGAACTGTCGGCCGCCATGTACGACTGGAAGCAGTACGCGGTGCCGGTCGTCATCTCCGCCCGCCAAGTCCTGCAGAACTCCGGCAAGGAAGGTGTGATCGACCTCGTGGAGAGCAAGATCGAGGTCGCCAACTCCACCATGGCGAACCTGATGGAGACCGACCTGCACTCGGACGGCTCCAACTACGGCGGCAAGGCGCTGACTGGCCTCGGGGCGATCGTGGAGAACACAGCGACCGCCTCGCAGACCAGCACGGTGGGCGGAATCAACCGGACCAATTTCGCCTTCTGGCGGAACTACCGGGCAACCGACAACACCAACACGGCAGCGACGCTGCAGGCGGCGTGGAACACCACCTGGGCCAACCTGACGCGCGGCGCGGACGTGCCCGATCTGGTCATTGCCGGATCGCAGCAGTGGGGCCGCTATCTGGCGAGCCTGCAGGCGCTGCAGCGGTTCACCCAGCCGACGAGCGGAGCCCTTGGGTTCCCCACCTTGAAGTTCATCACGGCGGACGTGTATCTCGGAGGCGGAATCGGGGGCGTCATGACCACGACGCACACCCTGTTCCTCAACACCAAGTACCTGCGCTTCCGGCCGCACGCGCAACGGAACTTCGTCTCCGGCCCCCGCAAGGACTCGTTCAACCAGGATGCCTACGGACGCACGGTCCTCTTCATGGGCAACCTGACCTGCCGTGGAGCGCAGTTCCAGGGCCGCCACGTCTCGGCTGACTAACCCGGACTAAGGAAAGGAACAGACCAATGAGCGACTATCGCATCGTCAGTCCTCCCAATATCGTGCCGGGTCCGGTGACGCAGACCTTCTCTGCGATCCCGTCCGGCGTGGCCATCGGAATGGAAGTGCTCGCCATCGACAAGGCGGCGGGCACGGCGGCTGGTGGAGCAGCGGGAATCTTCGAATTCTGCCGCGGCTCCAACGTCGCCTCGGTGGGACAGTTCGTGCAGATCCAGAATGGGTCTGCCGTCCTGCTCGCCTCGGCGAACGCCCAGTCGAACTTTCCTATCGGCGTCTGCCCATCCGTGCTCTCGGCCACGAACGTTTACGGCTGGGTGCAGGTGAAGGGCCGCGTTGACTACGCGACCCACACCAACACGGGTGTGACCGCTGGCGTGCCTCAGTACATCGGGGCGACGGCGGGTCAGGTGGTGTCCAACGCGGTGTCCGGCCAGCGCATCTTTGGCCTCGTCGTTCCGGCCAACCAGACGGTGACGGCCACCAGCGTGTCGTACAGCTACGACTTGTACCGTCCGTTCATCCCCGGCACCTTCAACAGCGCCACGGCGACGAACGCCACGAACGGCTATTAGCCCAAACGCAGTCTCAGCAATGGGGCGGCTCCTCCACGGGGGCCGCCCTTCTCTTGTTCAGGGGAGACAATGAACGAACTCGACGCAATGGACGCAGAGCTTGAACAGCTTGCCGCGCAGGGTGGCCCTCGCCCTCTGCCCGCCTCGTTCTCCATTGAGGCGACGCACGACGAGATCGCATCGAAAGAAAAGGGGCGGCCCGTCTACAAAGACGTAGAGGTGATCGAGATCCGGGTGGGCCGCGACGTGATCCGGCATCCGGTGACAGACGAGGACCGCCGCGCCTACGCCAAGCAGTATCTGGCGTGGAAGAAGGGCCAATCAGACGAGGTGGTGGAAGGCTTTCCGCTGGGCCAGTGGTCCGCGATTCCCGGCAAGGCCCTCGTCCGCGAGTTGGCGCATTTCGGCATTCGCACCGTGGAAGAGTTGGCGACGGCGACGGACGCCACGTTGCAACTGATCGGTCCGCACATGGGCCTGCGGCAGAAAGCACGCGACTGGGTAGCGGAAGCAGAGAAGCAAGCTCCACTGCAGAAGCTGAGAGACGAGAATGCATCGCTGCAGGCGCGCCTCGCGACGTTGGAGAACATGGTGGCGCAGCAAGCGAAAGAGATCGAGGCGGCGCGCAATGGCACGGTCCAGATTGCGCCGCCCGCCCCCGCCCTCGACATTCACGCAATCACCGAACAGGTAGCTGTCGCGATCAGGGCGCAGATGGGTGCGGTGCCCGAGAAGCCCCCCAAGCGCCGCGGCAGGCCGCCAAAGAACGGCGTCAAGGAGGTCTAATTGGCCGCGATTCCGCTGGTAGCCGTGGAGACTGCGACCGGAACGGACGGCACGGACGGCCTTGCCGTGTTCACGTTTCCCGCGGATATCGATACCTCCAACCACCTGATCGCCGTGGACCGTCTTCCACAGGGAGACGGGATCGATTACACGGTAACGGGGGCGCGGGAGATTACCTTTGTCTCCGGCAGCATTCCCCTTGCCGGCGCGCTGATCTGGCTCTGGAACGGCGTTACCGGCGTCTCCATTGGAACGAGTCTTCCGGCGTGGGACACGGTAGCGGAGATCGTCTCGGACGCGGCGATCGAGTTGGGGTTGATCTCCGCGCCGATCGCAAATCCGTTTGCATCTACGGACCCGAACATCCTCCGCTTGCTGGCGCTCCTGAAATCAGGGGGGCGCAGGCTGGCCAAGGAGCGGGAATGGACGCATCTGCAGAAGGAGTACAGCTTTACGACGGTCAACGGGACCGCGACCTACGCATTGCCATCCGACTTCCGGGCGATGATTCCACAGACAGGCTGGAATCGCGACACGCAATGGCCCCTGATGGGGCCGACCTCACCGCAGCGCTGGCAGTACCTGCAGGCCGTCACCAGCATCGGGATCTGGGTGGAGTTCCGCCCGGTCGGCGGGCAACTGAAGCTGACCCCGACTCCGACCTCGGCGCAAGAGATCGCGTTCGAGTACCTGACGACCTACTGGATCATGGCGACGGGCAGCACCGCGCCCACCTCCGATCTGCCGGCGGTCGCCTCGGATATCGTCTGCTTCGATCCGGCACTGGCCGTTGCCATGCTCCGTCTCGCGTTCAAGAAGGCGGCCGGGTTCGACACCGCCAGCGAGCAGCAGGACTTTGACGATCTGCTCGCCAAGGCCAAGGACGAAGACGGAGTCGCGCCCATCCTGAACCTGAGTCGCGCCCTGCCGGAAATCCACATGCTCGATGCCTGCAACATTCCCGATACCGGATTCGGCCAGTGAGGATGCTCGTGCGGCCGACCCGCAACCTCTGGTGGATTGCGGAGCGCACGGGCGGCTCCTATTCGCTCAATGCCAGAGCGATCGAGGCCGTCAGAGGCGAGCAGATCACGGGGATGGTCGCCTATGACTCGTGGACGCACAACAGCGCGCAGATCAGCATCGCGCTGGACGATCCGCACGCCTGGTTCGCCCTGCGTAAGCACGTCTTTGCCTATCCGTTCGATGAATTGGGGCTGGGAGTCCTGATCGCCCTCGTCTCCTCGGCAAACAAGAGAAGCCTGCGGTTGACGGAAGGCGCCGGATTCAAGCGCACGCACGAGATCAAAGACGCGATCCTGCCCGGAACGCATCTGGTGGTGTTCGAAAAGAGGCCCGCATGAACGTTCCCAACCCGCTCGACAAGGGCGCTCCCGCGCCTCCGGACTATCAGGGCGCCGCAGAAGCGCAGACGCGCGCCAACCGGCCCAATCAGTACACCCCATGGGCAAGCTCGACGTGGACCTCGGGAGATTCGGCAAGGCCGCCTCCGGGAATGGGCGCACTGGAAGCTGCCCGGTGGGCGGCGTCACACCAGGGCGGGGCGGGGCAGCCGGGCCGCGATACGCAGACGATTGCCCTCTCTGCACCCCTGCAGGGCGCGAACGACGCGATCATGAGTCAGTTTGCGCAGGCATGGGGATCTCCTCTGGACAACGGCGCGCAGGCCCGCCAGCACGCGGAAGATGCCATCTACCAGCGGGCCGCATCGAGACTTGATCCGATGTGGGCCTCACGGGAACACGACTTCGCTACCACGCTGGCCAACCAGGGAATCGATCCCAACTCGGAAGCCTACGCAAAAGCGTTCAGCAACTTCGGGCGCTC